AGTGTCTTTTGAACAGTATGCTAAACAATATCATGCATTGTTAGATCGAACCCAAATGCCCGCTCAGAGTTGGAGTTTTGTGGGCAAATGGATGGTGGCCCAGCACACCGAGTCTCGAGTGTTGTTTACTGGCCTGGCTGCAGATGAATTGTTTGGAGGATATGGTGTGTATCAGCACATCGATTATTCCACAGAACGCAGTCACAGTCCTTACAGCCGGTCTGGAGATCCTGAATTGTGGCAACGTTGTTTGAGTGTGTACAACGGTGATGCACGGCAGGCCACCTTGCTCATGGACTACTGGTATCAGGTGGTTGGATGTGATGCTCCGGGTCAGGATCGAATTTCAGGAGCCTGGGGCAAAGAAACACGCAATCCTTTCATGAACAAACGCATAATGCAGTTTGCTCTAAATTTGCCTTGGGAATACAAAGTAAATACAACAACCAAACCAGTGCTAAAACATCAGTTCTTGCAACAGTGGCCCGATTTGTTGTTGCCCAAACAAGGATTTGCTGGACATGCCAATGATGCTTTGCCTTGGTTGAATATAACAATTGATCCCACTGGCGACAGGCATCAAGACTGGAAACAGATAGCCTGTAAAACATTTTATGAACACAACTAGTTTTTCTCAACCCTGGCCGCATTGGATAGCAGATGACTTTTTATCTGCTGAATGCCTGGCAGAATGCAAATCCATACCGATACAAACAGCACAACGCATACCGGGACGCAGGGTAGGGTCTGAACGGTTGTTTGTCACTGATCAAAACGCTGAACAATATCCTGCTCTGCATGAGTTGTGGCAATCCTTGCACCAAGGGCCTGTTAGAGAATATTTTGAATACTACACAAAACAAAATTTTCAACACATGTTTCCCAGAGTCGAAGTGCTGAGTGACTGGGGAGATTTTTACTTAGAACCGCATCATGATCATTTGGAAAAACGTCTCACTGCCATGATCTACACCAATCACGAACAACTATATCCAGGTACAGAGTTGATCAACGGCTATCGAATCGAAAGCCAAGATAATCGTTGTTTCTTTTTTGTGCCCAGTGTAGAAACTGTACATGGATACCCTGCCACGCACTTTGAAAAAGTTCGTAGATGTTTGCAAATCAACTATTGGACTTACTCGGCGTAATTGTGCCATGGCACCAATTGATCAAACCAGGGTTTGTCAATTACCAAATTGGACTGTGCGCCAGCATATCTTGCAAACACATCCACACACCAGGATTCTCCAGGGGTGACTGATCTGGTTTTTGCACTGTTGTATTCATACCAATACATGCCATGAGTGGCTTGATCGTCTGCAAATTTAAACAAAAACAACTGACCCGGATCAGCCCCGCACAATGTAGCAAATTGGTCAAATGTTGTCACTGGTTCTAGATCACTGTAGAGATGAGCACGTGATTCGCAGGTACTGACAAATGCAGGCACTGTTTGAATTTCGGGTATGCACTCCAAGCATCGCAGTCTAGAATCTCCGGTGCCTGCTGTGAATGTGCCATCGCCTTCGTCCAACATCAACCAGGGTTTGATGATGCCTTGTTTTCTTATATCTGCTATCCACATGTTGAGTTTGACCAAATTGGCAATGTCATAATGATTGCGTTGATCAGCCACAAATAAATCAACACCGTCATACTCTAGCCAGTTGTTGGCCCAGTCGCAAAGATCTTGAAGTCGCTGATTTGTGACAACATTGTCAAAACCACAGCTGGGGTTGTAAAATAAATGTTGCCCTTGAATGGGATTTTGATCACTGGGCCAGGTGAATTCAAGAATAGGATTATTCCAATACATGATCTACTTAGTAAATATCACATGGACTACACAGTATTTTTCCAAAAAACTCTGACAGATCTAGGCTATGATGTAGTTGGTATCTGGAATGCGTTTGATCCTCCGCACAATCATCATCATGGTTGGCCACTGAAATTGCCTGATGTCAAATTTGGTCCACGCACACTGTTGGTCATGCACTTTCAAGATTTTGTCACTATGCAAAACGACCGAGTTGTTGAACTTGATCAAGTGGCCCAACACTATGGCAAACATGCCAGTCAAGTGTTGGTCACTCATATGAATCCAGATTTAGAAAAATTCTATACCGGCCCTGTGAACTTGATTGAATTTAGCAATCATAATTATAGAGAAATCGGCAGACTGCGTGACCGATGGTCTGAATGGAAACACATCTTGGACCAGCCTCGTACACAGGCCTGGCAATGTCTCAATGGCAGGATGTGTGATCACCGTAGGCGTGTGGCCAACATATTGTGCGACTGGCCCAATGGCACACTGAGTTATGGCACTGCAATACCGTTGGACGAATGGGCATACAACACTTATCGTGGAACAGAAAATGACGAAAACTTTGTTAGACTTGGCAAGATTTACGGCACCTGTGCTGTGAACATAGTGACAGAAACCTTGTATGATCATGCTCCCGGATTGTTTTGTGAAAAAACTTTGTTTGCCATGTTGGCCGAACAAATTCCCATTGTGATTGGCAGTCAAGGATTGGTAGCCAGTCTACAAAATCGAGGGTTTGATATGTTTGACGACTTGGTTGATACATCGTATGATTGTTTGCCCAACGAAACTCGATTGACAGCAGCACTTGAATCCAACCAAGATCTCATTGTTGGTAAAATAGATCTTGCACCCTATCGTGATAGATTACGTGCGCAAAGAGAATTTGTGTTGAATGATTATATTGCTATGATGGAACTGCGTTTTATTCGTGACTGCCAACAACTCAATAACTCAAACTTGTGATAAATCGTTGCATGTCTCCATGCAGTGTGGCCATCATGGCTTCGCGACTGCCAAACATCACAATCTTGTTGAGTTTGCGATTGTTGACCATGTAGTAAGGACAGGTCATGCGACGGTCCAAGACCAGCAAGTTTTTTGGAGTCAACAACTTCTCCGACAATTCAAACGAATAACTGTTGAGTTCCAACAAGTTCTCAAACACATGGAAGCCTACATATGTAAGTCTTAAACCACCGTCATCTTGAATGTTCTGCCACCATGTGCGCATGGCTTCGTCAAGAGGCGGCGCATCAGGATAGCGTGTTATCAGTTCCTGTGTGAGTGTGAGTTTATTGAGCATTGGGATAAATCTTATCCCCTTGTGTTAACAGCACAACTGAAAACTTGTCTGTTCGGAATTGTGTATTGAGTTTTCGGGCCAGATTGATAGCGTGTCCAGGGTTTGAAAACGATACTTTTTTGTATTTAGGACCGGGAAACTGTGTGAGCAGGTTGCTGGTCTTTAGGTTGATGGGCTTGGAGTCAAAGAACACTGCCCACACACCTTCTGAGGCCAGCACTTGTTCTGTCTTGTAGGTTTGTTTGTTGGTGTGCTCAATCAGCACTGTTGGTTTTGGTCTTGACATATCGAACTCCGCAGTTATTTATGCCAATAACTATGCACTTTTAAAACTACCTCCAGTCACCTGCACTTCTACTATTTCTGCACCACGGGCCTGTTGCTCACGCAATTGTTCTAGTGTAAGCAACAATTTGGTTATGTCTGCGTGTAAGTCTTTGGCATCACGCATGGGCATGGAGAAGTCTTTTTGCCCTCGAGCTTCGTGGGCTTTGACTGAATCCACAAAACGATGTATGTGTAAACTCATTGTTTAAATTCCATGTGCGGTGCAATATTGTTGTCAAAGATCTGTGCCATTTGGCGCCACAACAGTTTGCGTTCAGCATCGGTCAAGCCAGCACTGATCAGGCCACCTGGACCATCGTGTTCTTGTTTGTCAAGGCCATAATCGTGCCGCCAGGTGTAACACATTGAGGTAATGATTTCGTCGCGTGTTTTCATTTTTTATTCAAGTACGGTGACAGCACAGGTGGATGCCAACCTGTGGGCTTGAGTACCTTGCCATCTTCACGCTTGCGAACTTTGCCGGTTTCTCTATCAATCTTGGCAAAGTTGGTGCTCATGACTTCCTTCCATGCACTTTCACCATCAAAGCCTGCTGAATGAATAGCACCAATTGTCACAACTAGAATATCAATCAGTGCGTCAAGTGTTTCAACTTGGTCGTGATTTTTTATTGCCTCACCTAATTCATCTGCTTCTTCTTCAATGAGTGTTAGATACATGTTGAATTGGTCTGCGTTAAAACTGTCGACTGTCTGGTCGCAAGCCTTCATGAATTTTTCTTGATCGCGAAACGGATTCATTGTTTTCCTTTGTTAAGAAAGGGATTTGTCACGTGCTGCCTCCTGAGTATGAAATGGTCCTTGATATTGATAACGTTCCAACACAATTAGCTTGGGGTTGCGAAGCAGTTTCCATGCACGATGTTGTTTCACAGCATACCAACCTGCGGCATACCATGACTTTGATTTGTTTTCTTTTGTGAACAGTGGTAGTCTGTGTTTGACGTCCCACATGGGGTTGAATGCTCGGCATCCTGTTTCAAACCCGTGTACTTGATCTGGTGCAGGCCGGGTGGTCTTTTCAGGTGGCACAAATTCAATGTTGACCTTTTTACGCACCATGGGAATGGTTTTAAACTTGCCCACTTGATCATTGATGCGCACAGTGTAGCCATCGCCTTCGGCCTCCACCACACCAACCTTGCGGTCGTCCTGCTTCAAGATCCAATACTTTTTATCCACTATGGGTTTGGCTTCGATCATCTAATACTCCTTTGTATGTTTGATTCAACCAGCGACCAATTGCATCTGCATAGTCGCTGAGTTTGGTGAGTTCGTATTTGCCACAGAACCGTAAAAAGTGCGCACCCACCATGCCCACATCTCGGTGGCTAATCTGCTCACGTATGGCTTCATCTACCACAGCTTTGATGTCATCGGGCTGTGCAGTAAGATCAATCAACACACGATTGCGTTCATAATCTTCCAACACCTTGTGCTCGGCCTGTTCATGATCAGACCAACGTTGCAACATGAGATTGTTCCATGCATAGCCACGACGATCGCGATCTTCAAATGCTTCTGTCAGTCCCACTTGATTCTTGGTGCCTTTCACACGCACACCAGGATAGGCCGAGAACACATTGTCACCAGGGTCACCACGCATGCACTTCAAAAACAACACCCACTTCTGATAGTCCATGGGAGGTACAAAGTTGGCATCGGCCTTGCCAACCTTGATCTTTGAGTTGCTCTCAATAGAGAATGCCAAGTTTTTGCCTTTTGCGTCTGTAACACCCTTGGTACTGAACAAGTGATCGTTGATGCCATTGTACAATTTTACATTGGGTGCAATCAACTGCACAAAGTCGGAATCTGAGCTGACAATAACGTGTTCGTCTTGGGGGTGTAAAGCAATCCAACGTGCAATGATGTCGTCTGCTTCGGCTGTGGCACAACGGATCACACTACAGTTGGTTCGTGTAGACAAGTATTTAGTCAACTCATCATAGGTTTCCCAGAACAGTTTGTCCTCTTCTGCTTCTGACTCGCTCATTTGACCACGTGCCACTGCACGATTGGCCTTGTAGGGCTTGTAATGATCTTTGCGCCAGCTACGACCTTCCAGTGCAAATACCACATGATCAGCACCCAAATCACGTGCTACTTTGTTTGCACTCATCAAGGTAAGATGCAGGGCAAAACCCAATTTGGTCCATGTGTCTGCGGCACGATGTGCTTGGTGCCGCGCACGGAAAAACATGTTGCTAGTATCAATCAGTAGGTAGCGCATTTGTGTTCACCAAGTTGTGTTGTTTGATGTATTGTAACAGGTATTGCGCCCAAAAGCAATGGCCTTTGGCATCAAAGTGGTAAGAATTTGGAGAGACCCACTCAAATCCGTTGCTGGTCAACACAGAATTGTAGCTCAATTCACGACTGTAAGGACCTAGATAATTTTTACCAAAATCTTGTTTGTTGGGGATGTCACTAAATGTGCTCCAACCATTGTAAAACAAATGTGTTACTTTTCGATCCAAAAGTTCAAAATGCAAGGCCCAGATTTTTTTGTGCCATTCTTGCGTCTTTGCCCAATAGTCATGATTGGCCACATATTGTTTGTATTGGGTCTGCAGTTCTTTTGGAACCCAATCAGCCCCACTGGCATTGACTTGATAGTATCTACCGTTGTGCAACCATTCTTCTCGTTCCCAGGTTGTCCATTGTATTACAACAACAATATTAGAAAAATCTGTTTGAGACTCCAACCATTGCTTGGTAGTTCTAAGTATTCGATCATTACTAGATCCAGATTCAGCCTGACAGACTAATTCAGCACCCAGTTGTTCAGCAAGTCGAGTACACCAACTGGCTGCTAAGTTGAGTGGA